ACATCAAGAGATATGTGATTGGTTAGAAAACACAGATCACCTGCCTAGACGAGGATTCCAAATGTTTAGGCACGGTGGTAAATCTTTTATCATAGGTGCTTATGTGTGTTGGAAACTATATCATGACCCGAATTGGAGTTGTTTGCTGATCTCGGCCAAACGTAATCTAGCACTCCGTAACAGTTTATTCATACGTAACATGATAGAAACACATCCTTTGTTACAGGACATGAAAAGTGATCTGTATCAATGGAAAGCAGAATCATTCACAGTTGAGAGACCAATAATGCAATTGAACCCCAGTGTAACTGTTAGTTCATTGGGTGCATCATTCACAGGATTTCATGCTTCGAGTGTGATTGCGGACGATATTGAAACTTCCGACAACACCATAACCAATGATCAACGAGATAGGATTAAAGAACGTGTTGCTGAATTTGGAAAACTTGCAAATCAAATACTTGTGGTAGGCACACCGCATTGTGAGGAAACAATATACAATCATTTGGAAGATGTTGGTTACGAATTCAAACGTATACCAGTGGTCAGAAAACGTGATGTGATACAGGAGGACAGCACAGTTGCCGAAGAGGATTATCTTGCTTGGGACGACCACCCGGACAAGATGTTCACTTATGAATGGTTGGATCAACAGAAAAGAGAAACAACAGAAGGTGACTTCAACTCACAATATATGTTGATACCACAATCAACTTATCAACCGTTGGTACAGTTGGAGAACATAAAATATTACAAAGATGAATTCCAGTGGCAAACCATAGCACAACCTTTTGGCAATGACCTACACACCTGCAAACTTGGCAGACACAACATAGAACGTGTGTGTTCATATTGGGATCCTGCACAAGGTTTGAGCGGTCGAGACAACAGCGTGTTGTCCATATGTGCCAGAGACAGCGAGGGCAACACTTTTGTACATGACATCAAAGTTCTGTCAGCGGTGGACAAAGAAACAAAAGATTTTACAGAACAATGTAGAGAGATAATTCATGCCTGTGCATATCATAAGATCAGTCACGTGTATGTGGAAGAAAACTTTTCTGCAACGTTGGCAAATGAATTGCGTAAGGTAGCGAGAGAACTGAAAGTGATGGTACAAGTTGTTGCAGAATTTAGATCAAAAAACAAAATGGTGTTCATTGCACAGACACTTGAACCATTAATAAAAGTTGGCCGTATGTATGTACATGAAAGGGTAAAAAACAACACACCGTTTATGGATGAATTGCAGGCATTTCCACAACCGAGAGTGCATGATGACTGCATTGACGCAACCAGTGGTGCCATCAGTCAGTTGCCTAATTTGGCCGTAGATGTTTCGAAGGTTGCCAAGGTATTCAACCCCTTACAACGCTCTGGAACCAGTTTTAAAATCAACTGATGCCATAAATAATTGGACGATCAAAGTTATTTATAATATAATAACACACACGCGAAAAGGAGGCTTACACGCTAAAAGATTATGAAGGTTTATTCAAAATTAGTTTGGGACAAAGATTTCAACGTCATAGAAGAATTATCATCGGAGTATGAAGGTCCGGTAACACAGATGATGTGTAGCCCCCCTCCTCCACCACCACCACCACCACCACCAGCACCTGCACCTGCTCCGGCTCCGGCTCCGACTGGACCTGGTAGAGCAAGATTCACAGGACAAACAAGACAAGCGGCCGCTAGAGGTAGAGGTGTGTTAATTACTCAAAGACAAGGTGCTTTGGGTGTACAAGATGAAGAATTGGGTGCGGCACCACAAAGAAGAAGTTTGTTGCAACCAGCAATACAAACAGCACAAAACGTAATTAGACTTATAGGAGGTGGATATTAATGTGTGTACCAAGAATGCCAGACATGCCGAGTGCAGATGAACAGGCTAGACAACAATTAGAAATTCAAAGACAACTACAAAAAGATGCGGATGAAAGAGCGGCAGGACAACTAGCCGACGAAAGAAAAAGAGCCGCACTTGCACAACGTAGATCCAGAAGGGGTAGAAGAGGTAGAAGTAGTTTGATCACGCAGAGATCCGGTGGCCTTCTAGGTTACGAAGTTCCTGAAGGAACAACACAAGGAAGTCTTACTGCTACAGGAACTAATTTCTCATCTCTATCTAATCAATAGTACATGAAAGATTATATCGCAAAGGCATACAAACTTGCCAAACAAGAGAGAGACAAGCACGAATCAGAAATTTCTGAAGCGTATCTTTACACTAGGCCCAACAGGGACATCTACAGAAAAGATACAAATCAAACAGACAGAACAAAGATATTTGACTCGACTGCACCAGACGGTGTACAGACTCTAGTATCTACAATTTTGAATTTGTTGATTCCGCAGAACCAACAGTGGGCAACTCTTTCCGTGCGAGAAGATCTTAAGGAACGAGTAGCGACAGATGTAAAGAAAGCACTTGACGTAGCAAACAGAACAGTATTCAAAACAATCAGAGACAGCAATTTTTATATTGCGGCATCTGAAGCATTGACTGATTCTGTGATATCAGGGTGCGGGTGTATAGGTATGTACGAGGACAAGCAGATTGACTTCGTGGCAGTACCAAGCCATCAATTATATTTTTTAGACAATCATCAAGGACAGATTGAAACAGTATTCAGAGAACACGAATTACCAGGCACGTACCTTTTAGAAAATTATCAAGAAACATTACCAGAAGACACAGTAAAAGATTGCTCGGCAAATCCATACAAAACACACAAAGTTTTAGAAAGTTGTTTTAGATTACCAAACGACACAGAATTTACATACACGGTACAAGTGGGCAAAGATATGTCGTTGTTGAAAACAGAACGTATGCCAGTGCAGATGTTCACGGTATTTAGATTTGGCAAGACAGTGGGTGATATGTGGGGCACAAGTCCTGTGAGAGAAGCATTACCGCACATTAGAGTTGTCAATGAAGCACAGATGTTGTTCATGGAAGCGGCATCATATCTTGCATTAGGATCATGGCAGGTGTCTTCAGACACAGCAATCAATTTTAGTAATATGAAATTAAGACCAGGTGATGTTATCACAGTAGATTCACCTTTACAGGCAGTACCTTTTCCAGGACAGTTAAACATCACAGAAGCAACAATAAATGATCACAGAGCAATGATCAGACGTATCATGTTCAATGATGCAATACTACCACCAGATGAATCAAAATACCAAACTGCCACAGAAGTGCAGATTAGACAGTCTGAATTTTATAGACGTATAGGTCCGTCGGGGTTAAGATTAGAACAAGAATTTTTAAGACCCGTGATAGGCAACTTGATCAAGAGATTACAGATGAGAGGTGATGTAGAAGACTTCGCAAGATTTGGTAACATCAGCGAATTAGTTGTAAACTCAGCAGTTAAGAGAGGTATCGCACTGACAGAGATCACAAGAGATCTACAACTGGTACAAACAATCACACAGTTGGGTCCAAACGCATTGGTCAATCTAGACCTACAAAAACTTGCACGTAAAATATTGAGAGATGGTGATATGTCACCTGAAGTGTTAAAGACAGAAGCAGAAGTACAAGAAACTATTGAACAACAGACACAACAAGAGCAGGCACAACAGTTGCAGGCATTGGCTCAACAATTACAACAGCAAAATCAACCACCTTCAGTTTAATCCACATAAATACAGTTGTAAACGAAACACAACTGTAACTAAAAAAACTGAACATGAAAAACTCACAGACGCAACTACAACAATTTTATCGTCAAGTATTTGAATCCCCAGCAGGTAAGGCAGTTTTTGAAGATCTAAACCGTGTCATACATCAGACACGAGTCACTAGTGATTCTCCAAATCCTTACGCGGCTGTGTATCAGGTCGCTCAACAACAACTGTTGAGAAGGATAGAAAATATGTGTCGTGAACGTAGTGTTCAACCAACCAACAAGAAGGAACACATAATATAATGCCAGAAGATAATACACAAACCGCACCAGCGGAACATTTAATAGATACGCAACCAGAGGCTCCTGTTGAAACTGTGCCTAGCAAAGAAGCAATAGAAGTCACAGAAAACGAGAGACCAGAATGGTTGCCGGAAAAATTTAAAACAGCAGAGGATCTTGCCAAGTCATACACAGAACTTGAAAAGAAAATCACCAACAAAGTGCCTGAAACATATGATTTCAGCGTAACAAAAGAATACGGACTTGATGCCATGCCAGAAGATTTGGGTCAAGAAGTCACAACTGTGTTTAAGAAAGCAGGATTTACGCAGGATCAAGTTAAAACTGCACTTGCATTGTACTCTGATCAAATGGCCAAAGCACAAACACAAATGGCCAATGAACCTAGAGTCAATCTAGATCAAGAACAGACCGCATTGCAACAACAATGGGGCAACGAATACGCAGACAGATTGGAATCTGTAAAGAAATATGCAGGTACACTACCAGAGCGTGTGATACATCAACCATTGGTGGACACAGCGGAAGGCATACAGTTCTTGGAGCAGTTGATGAGCAACAACAGAATGCCGAATCCCATAGCGAACACACAGGCATCTGCCGCTAGAGATGTAAACAGCGTGAGAGATGAGATCAGAGTCATGAGACAAGATGACAAGTTCAAACTGCCTCCAGGAGATCCTGTTGGAGAGGCCCATAGGCAGAAATTGTACAATCTTTACGAACAATTGAGTAGATTAGAAGGATAATGAAATCCGCTGATCAATTGGATCTACGGCAATACATCGCAGAGTTTAGGGGCCTATTGAGCCAAAGCACCTGCGATGCAGTCGTGGAATGGAGCAAAGACCTTCCAGAGCACAAAGATGCTTGGAAAGGTTGGTCCGCGGCCGAGAGTGCAATAAGCAACACAGAGAACGTAATAACCAAACACAGGATCTGTGAACACACAATGATGGATCAATACCATGGTCCCTGCTGGAACAATATCGAGACAGCATTACAACACATAATTCAACAGTATCCATACCATCACAAGGCAACTGAACACACAGGTGTCAGCCTCATACGTTATAGAGAAGGACACAAATTCGAGGAACACATAGATCACTATGGTGGTGCCAACAGGACATTGAGTTGTAGCATCGTATTGAACAATGAGTATACCGGAGGTGAGTTGTGTTTTTGGCAGGGTCAATATCAAGTGCCTGATCTACGCACAGGAGATGCAGTGGTGTTTCCCAGCAACTTGTGTTTCCCGCATGAAGTTCGACCCGTAATCACAGGCACGAGATATGTGTTGATCGTTTGGTTCTGCTGATGCAGAAGCAGACCTATCCCATACTGTGGACCATGTATCACACAGCCATAGTTGTAGAACTGTTTGTAATAATAATACTTTTAATTGACTGATGCAGTTTGACCGAGGCAACACCATATTTGATCTACAGGCAACCACTTTCACAGACAAGTACGAATTGTTTGACCAGATTCAAAATTCACATCAACAACGATATCATCGCAAAGAGATAATTCAAAAATATCAACAGGCAGGCCTTTGGCCGAAATATAAAAATAAAGACCTTCGCAAATAGATTTTGGTAAAGGTAAAGACCTTCGTTGTATTGATTTGGTAATAATATGGTAATATTTAAAATAAAGCGATCTAACGCTGGTAATTTTCTACAAGCCTAAACTGGTGCTGAAGTACCATAACACCCCATATACTGCTATCGCTGTGCTGGCTATGACTATAAATTTAATCATCGTCGCTCCTTTGTTTCTGGTCTTTGTACAATTCATCTAACGCTTCTCGATGCCATCTGGATTCCTTGTCGAACTTGTTTTCATCTACCGTTTCTAGGGTGTTATCGTAGTCATAGTCATACTTACAATCACGATACTCGTTGTATTTGTAGATGACACCATCTGGTAACGGTGTCAGCGGGTCTATAAAGTGTTGTTCTTTGTATCGGTCCCATACTCGCTGTGCTTCATCTCGGCTACCTGCTCGTATAAAATAAGCATTTTCCCTTTTATATATTTTGGTTGTGCCAATGCTGTATAGTTTAAGCATACCCATCGCGGCCGCTGTTTTCATCTTGTGTTTGGTCATACTTCACCCCTCAATTGAGCCATACGCTGGGCCATTCGATCGTAGTCTTTCTGGTAAAGTTGTAGCCATCTCTCAAACGATATGTAGTTGAGCATAGTCATATGCTTCAAATCTAGTTTGTAGTGATCGCGATACACTTCATCGACGATATCACCCTTTGTTTTTGTTTTTGTTTTTGTTGTTATCATAGTGCTTCCTTTGTTATTGTTTAATAATAGCATAAATCGTCATTGTTGTCAATCACCATAGTCAAATAATTTTACCGCTGGTGGTTGGTAATTGTCACCCATAACACGCTTGGCCCTTGCTTCTAGTGTTTCAGCGGTTGGGTTGCTATCTGGTGCCTCTGATTTGGTTTTTGGTGGGTTTGGTGTTTTTGGTTCAGTTGGTGGCTGGCTTGGTAACACTTGGTTGGTAAGGTCTGGTTTGGTCACTTGGTGTTGCTTGAACCTTTCTAACCTTTCTTCCAACTGTGCTATGCGTTTCAGCATATCTGGTAATTGACGTATGGTAAATTGTGCCTGTACTATTGCTGGTAAATCTATGTCCCTGAATATGTCACGTCTTGCTGTGAGTTCTGCTATCTGCGGTCTGTATTCTATAAAGAATTCAAATATCTGTTTCAGTGCTTGATCTGTGTCACGATAGTATCCCCGCTCATCGCTACAATCTACTGCTCGGTTCATCAGTTTGGTAAGTTCATCATTCATCCTCTTTTTCTCCTGTTGTGCTGTTGTATCATCTGTTGTAGTTCCCTTTCTTCTCGAGATCCCTTTCGTTGGGCACGTACCTCAAACATGTCATCACGACCGTGCCAATTGTGGCTGTTGTCCTGTGCTGGTGTGCCTTTGGGTATCAGTCCTGTTTCTGGTCGTAAAGATAAGTCTGCACATTCTCGATCAAAGTAGTGCTGTAACCGGTGTATCAATCTGGTGTGCCTGTCTATGCCCGTTGCGTTGTGCTTCATAAACGCTCTCAAATGCTGTGTCGCTTTGGGTGTGCTAAAGATACGATCACTTACTGGGTCTGCCAATTGATCTATGAATTGATTCCATTGCTGGTGATCGTGTTTGCGTCGTTGATCTGCCTGTGCGATCAATCGCTGTAAATCAAAAGGTGTGTTTGTGTTTGTGGCCATAACGTAGTGTGCGTTTGTATTTATTATAACAGATAAAAATCGGTTTGTAAAGCGGTTTATTGCTTCATTTCCAATAGATCTGCCTGTGTTATCTTTGCTGGGTTAAGATCAATTTGCGTAAAAATTCATATGTTCGGGGTTGACTTCCTGGAGTGATCGTGTTACAATGTACACACGACACGGCATCGGTCTTCTATACACGCTGTAAGTAGATCAAGTTTATGCGGCACGCGACCCATGACCATATGCTGATGTTATTGTTATCGACATACTGGGCCAATTCTGGTAAATTCTCAAGCCTGATCATCACTGGAGTTGGCCTTTCCCCTTTTACGATTCATATGAATACGGGTGGTTGAGCCTGCCTGAATATGATTACCATGGTCGCTTAAAAAGATTACCATTCCGCTAGATCACCCTGGATCACCCTGGATCACCCTGGATCACCCTGGATCACCCTAGATCACCCTAGATCACCCTGGCCATTCTGGCTCAATATATTGATTCAAATCTGGCTCAATCCTGGTTCAAACCGTGGCTGAACCGTGTGAACTCTGATCACCATTCCGCTTGGTAATAGAGTGCTCACGGTGGTGGTACCGTGTGTGTGATTCTGGTTCAATCTGGCTCACGGTGGCTCACGGTGGCTCACGGTGGTATAGACCCTTCTGGTATAGACCCTTCTGGTATAGACCCTTCTGGTATAGACCCTTCTGGTTCCTAGCATAAGGTGGTAAAACTTGCGTTGGTAAAGACCTTTGGTGGTTATATATACACACCCCAAAAAAAACTGCAAGGTGTGTATGTGTGTAACTTCGATTTTCCTCGACCACCTTTTAAGTTAAATCTGAATGACTCACAATAAATAACTGTGCCTGCAGGATTCTCCCATCTCCTTGCAGAGATATCGAGTACTATTGCCATAGACCTGCAGGCCAATAAATATCCATATGCCAAGCGGAACAACCATATCAAACACTTTTGTTACCCAGTACAGCGGACCCCGTACGGGTCGTGGCAAGAGTCGACGCTATGGTAGGAAGCGTGTGAAGAAGACGTCAAAGACTGCACGTGGACGTGTGATCCGTGGAGCGAAAAAAAAATAACGCAAAAAAAATTTGCTTAACGCAGGAAGGACGCAAACGCTATGCACAGAAAAGGTAAGAAACACAAGACAAAAAAAGGTGGCAAACGAGGTGGCAAGAAAAAGGGTGGCAGAAGAGGTTAACTGGGGGGAGTACTTCGCTTCCATAGTGTCAGTGTGTCCCTGGAGCAGGGCCTATTGGCTCCAGCAACAGATTGACATACAGACATGGACCGGTGACGTACAGCCACTGGGTGACAATGCCGCGAGGGTGTACACGCATCCGAGGGCCAGTGCAAGGATCTTGAAGAAGATTATGCACAGGATGAATGATCAGAGGGACCGTGAAGAGTGGTTGTGGTCGCATCCAAGGTATGGTGGACATTCAGCACCCATGGGATGCCTCATACAACAGGATCATGATAAATTACAACACATAAGGAGTCAACAACGTGCCAAAACTGAACCAACCGTATAGAACACCGGGCAAATCAAAAAAGATGGCCGTCAAGGTGCGTAATCCTAAAACGGGCAACACAATCACTGTGAGATTTGGTGATCCCAAGATGAGGATAAAGAAATCAAATCCTGCTAGAAAGAAAAGTTTCCTAGCACGTCACAAATGTGCGACTCCAGGACCAAAAACGAAAGCACGTTACTGGTCGTGCAGAGCATGGAAATAATATGAAAAAAGGATATCACAGAACCAAAGACGGCAGGACGGCACGAAAAGGCCTGTACTACTATGCAAACAAGAGAAGAAAAGCAGGCAAGAAGCCGATAGCACGAGGCAAGAAAGGTTTTGTTACCAGAGCGGCAGTGACGAGATCAGCGAGGACGGCAAAGAGATGAATCCAGCACTAGTGCATAAACATCTATTGGTACGAGCAGAGGTCAATTCACCACCTTTATTCCGAGACAGAGAAACTTTAAACAACGAAATAAAAAATTTAATCAAAAACATTGATATGAAAATACTTTCAGGTCCACACACGGCTTGGTCAGATGTGGAAGGCAATAAAGGATACAGTTCTGTTGCTATCATAGATACAAGTTCTGTAACATTCCACAGTTGGTTGGAACCATCATTGATACAATTGGATGTCTATTCTTGTAAAGAATTTAAAATCAAAACCATATTCAATTGGCTGGCACAGTTTGATCTTGAAAAAGTAGACTACAAATACATAGATAGAGATCAAGGATTCAAAACACTGGCTAACGATGAGATGAGTTGGTGGGATTCAGCATACCACAACGCAAAAAACAAAATTACAGAAACATACGAAGACAAAATTGAAAGGTTAAAGGCAAAGGATCCTTTTATATACGAATAATGATTGAGGTAGATTTAGATGGCAGGTATAAAGACACGCAAAGGACAACAGACTATCCACACACGCTATTACGCGAAAGGACAGGAGTGGAAACCCTGCAGGATCATACAAAAAAAAAGATACAGCAACGGCACGAGAATGTTCATGGGGGCACAATCAGTGCAGACCGGAGACATCTACAAGAACTCACACGGCAAGGTGGCACCATGGCACTCGATACAGTTCTCATCGATCAAGCCAGACACATTAGACTAGTGGACGACTGGATGAATCCATGGCCCATACCAGGAGAAAAAACTTTAAATACAATAAAGGAGACATATGAAACACTCAAGAAAAGGTTATTCAGCAAAACAGATGAAGATTGCTAGGGTTGCCACACCAAGGAACAAGATAACAGCGGCTGACTTTGCCGTTTTACGTAAGAACAGAAAAAACAAGAAGAGAAAGTAATGAAAACCAAGTCAGTTTCAGCACCTAGAGGTTTTCATTGGATGAAGAAAGGCACATCATACAGATTGATGAAAGGTGCCTACAAGCCGCACCGAGGTGCAGTTAAAAAAGCAAAATTCAAGACAGTAAAATCACACAGAGGATCCTAATGCGACCAGTTGATCCGCGTGAGATCAATAGGTGTGTGGTGATCGGCAACGGTCCCAGCAGACTGCGTTTCCGATTAGAAGACATACCATACACCACTTTTGGATGCAATGAAATCTACAAAGATTTCCGTGTTGACTATCTGTTGGCACAAGACAAAGAAGTGTTACATCGTATGCAACAGGATAACATAGACCAACCAGTGTACGTGGCACAAAGTTCATACAGACTGCACAGGGATAACACATACACACAACTTCCAGATATGAGACAGATACGTTTTCCTTACACCAGGATGAGTTCTTGGCTGACAGGTGAGCAGGCCATCGTGTTGGCCGCACAACTGAAATACAAAATTATTGACCTAATAGGTTTTGATGGTGGTGTGCAGAGCATCTATCGTAAAGATCAAACACACGCACAACCAACCTTGCACAGATACAACAAAACAATCCCAAAGATACTTGAGTATTATCCCAACCTGACCATAAATATCAGTGTGGACAACCTCCGGGCCCACTGATGTCTAATAATTTTAGGCTATTTGGTAGAGATATAATTCTACAAGCAAAGAACGTTCATTGCTAGTAGGGACAACCGCAAGGCCCCAAACACAAAAACACAATTCCCAGCGTTTATTATAACAACAACAAACTACAAAGGAGTCATATAAAATGGCATTAGTAGCAAACGCAGGAACATCAGTTTCGAATTCATTCGTAACTATGTTCAGTGATGATGTAAAACAAGCGTACCAACAAACATCATCAAACCTTGTTGACGCAGTTAGAGTTGTAAGAAACGTAACTGGTTCAACTTACAAGTTCCACAAACTATCAAAAGGTGGTAGTATCAAAAACAAAGCCAGATTCGAAGATATCACGGCTATGTCTGATACGAGCAAATCTTTTGCCGGAAGTGGTGCTTACACAGGTGGTACAGCACAGAACAGTACTGTAACTACTACATTAAACAACTATCATTCAGGTGAATACATTGACGATATGGATCAATTCAAGACTAACATTGATTTGAGAAATACATTCGCTGGTGCTATCGCGGCTGGTTTAAACAGAGCGGTGGATCAGGAAATCGTTGATGCTTTAGAAGCCTCTTCTCCAACGACAGATATTGCCGCTGGTTCAGGACTTACAAAAGCGAAGTTCTTAGAAGTGCATGAAGCAATGAATGATCTTTCAATTCCAACAAACGACAGATGCATAATCATCTCTCCACAAGCGTTAACTGACTTATTAACAGACAGTAACCTTGTTACAGCGGCAGATGGTCTTGTTTCAAACACGGCTTTGACTAGTGGTTACATTCCGAATGTGTTCGGTTTTAGAGTAATCATGTCAACGTTGTTAACGAAAAATTCTGTTGTAAGAAATTGTTACGCTATCCACAAGGATGCAGTAGGTCTAGCACTTGCACAAGATATTACAGCAAGAATAGACTACGTTCCACAAAAAGCATCGCACCTAGTATTAGGTACAATGTCTGGTGGTTCAACTGTTATCGACTCGGATGGAGTTGTTCAAGTTCAAGTAACTGAATAATAACAACTAGAAAGGACCCCCGTTCTTTCATATGTTATTGAGGCAGGCCCTCCGGGGCCTGTCTTTTTTTATGCTCGATAAATAACTTGTAAAAAAGGATACCACCCATGGCTGAAAGTAAAGTTTCTATATCAAACCAAGCACTAACAAAATGTGGTGCCGCAACTATATCAGCGTTCACCGACGGAACACACGAAGCAAACGTTTGTTCTACAATGTATGACAACGTGAGAAATGGCTTGTTATACTACACATTTTGGAATTTTGCAATTACAAACAAAACACTGAATAGGTTGAATGAAACACCCACAAATAAATCATACCTGTATGTTTACAGTTTACCAGGAGACATCGTAAGGATTAAAGGATTTTTTGATGTTGATGGTAATTATCAAGAAGATTACAGCATCGAAGGTGCAAAAGTTTTTTCAAACGAAACTGCGTTGAACATAGAATACGTAAAAAATATTGTTGAAGCAGATATGCCGGTATTTTTTATTGAAACATTGATAGCCAAAGTAGCCGTTGAAATCAACGAAGCAATAACTGGTGTCGGAGGATTGACAGCAAGATTGGCTGATGATTATCAAATTAAATTACGTGCGGCAAGGATCGCAGATGGACAGGAAAATCCACCACATAACATAGTACCTCCAGGCAGATATGTTGAAGCACATTTAGGTAATACAGGTCTGACCAACAGAAGGTTAAGACACAGTAGCACCTAAATATGACAATAAGAAAATATTCGCAAACTAATTTTACACAAGGACAGGTTGGACCCAATATTTTTGGTAGGGCCGACACACCTATTTACAGAGCAGGGTTGGCTGAACTGTCAAATTTTTTGATATTACCGCAAGGTGGCATACAAAAACGAAGAGGATTTCAATTTATCAGTTCAGATCCAGACAATACAACAACACCCGACGGTTCGACACCGCTAACAACAACAGGATTTCATTCAGCATCAAGATTGATACCTTTTAAATTTAGTGATGGACAGGAATATGTCTTGATCTTTGAACCTGCACATGACAGTATTGCCGCAAAAATTCACATATATTATCAAGATGTAAGACAAACTGTTTTAACAAACGGAGCAGGTGGTAACACGTTTAATATTACTACATCAAACATTAACGATTTAAGATTTACACAAAGTTTTGATTACATGATCATTGTACACAAAGATTTACAACCATTGCAATTGGTGAGAGGCAGTTCACATTCAGATTGGAGCATAGGCACTTTATCATTTGACCATATTCCAACTGCAAACTTTAATTTTGATGCGTCATTGACTCCAAGTGCAAAGACAGGCACAGGCATAAACATGACTCTTGCTGGAGGCACTTACAGATGGGTTGATGCAAACTGGCCGGATGGACACAAAAATATGCACGTGGTCATCAATGGTGGATTGGTTCAACTAAAAACAGTTTCATCAGCAACAGTAATGACCGCTGACGTGATATATGACCTTGTTGACACAGAAACAGCACAAGGACATGAATGGGAGATAGATGCGTTTTCAAATTTAGGTACTAGTCTTGGAGGAGGTTTTCCAAGATCAGTTTCTTTCCACCAAAACAGATTGATATTTGGAGGCACCAGAGACAAACCACAAACATTGTTTGGATCACAGTCGGGTGATTTTTTTAACTTTGACAGTTTTACTAGGACAGTTACGGAAGTAGATGGCTCCGATGAAGTAACAGGAACAGTGACAGATGATGCATCAATAACTTTTACTATTGCTTCGGATAGTGTAAACGTAATTCATCATTTAGTATCACAACAATCGCTTTTCATATTCACATCAGATGGTGAGTTTGATATGTCGGGTGAGCCTGTAACTCCCGCTAATGTACTTGTGAGAAAACAAACATCCTATGGCATTGGTTCCGGAGTTACAACACCAAAAGTAGTTGACAATGAAGTGTTGTTTGTGGCCAAAGGTGGCAAACAATTACGTGCTTTTGTTTACAACTTTAATACAGATGCCTATTCAGCCAAGAACTATTCTCTTGTACACCATGACATATTGTCAGGTGCAGGAAGAATTGCATCACTAACCAACTATGCAAACACCAACACCAACTACGTGTTCTGCACAAACACAGACGGTAGTTTAGGTGTGCTAGGTGTAAACACAGAATTTTCAGTTGTGGGTTGGATGAAGTTCACAACAGACGGTAATTTTAAAGATCTTACAGTAGTTGATGATAGATTATACACGCTGGTGCAAAGATTTGACAACGACGGTTCGACACTAAACACAGGATTATTTTTAGAAAAATGGTCAGAAGATGACATATTTTTAGATTCGTATCATACAACATCTGCAACCAGTAGCACATTCACAGGTGCACAAGGTTTGGAAGGCAGAACAGTAAAAGTTGTTGCTGACGGTGTCTTGCATCCAGATGTCACAGTAGATAATGCAGGTAATTTTTCATTGACAAGGTCAAGTTCATCTACACAGATAGGACACAATTATGACAGCACAGCAAAAACATTACCACTTGTTTTTAACATCCAAGGACAAAGCACACTTGGAGAAAAAGTAAGAAAAGTTTTAGTAGAACTGCAACTGCAAGACACAAAGAGTTGCAAAGTAGATGACATCGTTGTGCCTTTTAGAAATCTCGGATCATCATTATTGAACCAAAGTATCACTCCTTTTACAGGACAAAAACGTGTGAGATTGACTGGTTATAGCACAACTCCACAGACTACATTCAAGAGTGATGAACCATTGGCTTGCACATTGTTAAGTATGAGTAATGAAGTTAAATTTTCAGGAAACAAACTACAAGACCCAGGTTAAACAACCCGTTAGACATCCACTCAATTTTGAACATTATGAATATGTCATTAATAATTGCAGAGATGTTGATCTACAAGAAATAACATTGATGGGATACACAAGAACAAAATTTATAAAAAATTTTGATAACCTAGATGATGGTGTAACAGGCACATATCATGGCATACCGTTCTTGGCTTCAGGAACACATATTATGGGCAATGAATGTTGGTACTGGTTCATAGGCACACCGTTGTGCAATGATTTCTTTTTTAGGATATCGGGTGAGGCTGAACGTTTGATTAAAAAAAGTATGTCAAAACACCCAAACAAAAAACATCTTGTGCAGGTGTGGAGTAAGCACAAGCAAAGTGTAAAATGGTTAAATATGTTAAAGTTTAAACAAATTGATCATTATATGCAAGGTAATGAAAAAATTTATATAGTTGAGAGGAAACGAAACTAACCATGTGTGCACCAAGATCTACATTAATCAGAACAGCATTATTAGGAGCGGCAATCTACGCAACAGGTGGAGCGGCCGCGGCAGGAACCGGATTTTTATCATCAGGTGCGGCAGGTGGAGCCAGTTTAGCCACTCAAGCGGCTAGCACAACTTCAACACTTTCAACACTAGCAAATGCGGCAAGATATGTTTTACCGGTTGTAAGTTCAGGAGGCCAAATTTTACAAGGCTACATGAATGCAAACATATTAAGGCAAAAAGCCAATTTTGTAAATTATGAAATAGCAAGTGAGAAATCGGCTTTTGCATTACGTAAAGCACAAAAAAGAAGAGAAATGATACAAGCCATTGGTAAACAACGTGCATTATACGGTGTTACTGGTGCAACGTTAGAAGGATCACCTGCTGATGTTTTAGGACTAACGGCCAGCAATTTTGCAGAAAATATTTTTATTGATTCATTCAACACAAGTCAAAGAATACTTGGCAAACAACAACAACAAAATATTTTAAATGAAGAAGCAAGAGCATCTATCATAGGTGGTTACACATCAGCCGCAACAACATTGGGTACCAGAGGTTTCATGGACATTATCACTTCAACTCCTAGCAAACCAAACATAGGACCCAACAGTGAAATATCAAAAATTAGTAGAATAAGAACACAAACAGAGGGAAGCAGTTAATGGCCAAAAGTATAAAGATACCACAATTCAGCGGAGGCAACATCACAGCACAATCTACATACAGAGCACCAACACCAGGCAAGGGTGCTGTTAAGATTGTTGAAAACATAACCAAAATTGCAACAAAATTAGACACAGAGATAGCCAGTCAAGAAGCATACAAAAAAGGTTTAACTGCACAACAGGAAGCCACAGAGAGAGGTGAAAATTATGTGGGGCCAACCAACGCATTCAGCGTGACGGCACAGGCATTCCAGAAAGGTGCAAACGCGGCCTTCATCACTTCCAAGAGTGCAGAACTTGAAAACGAATTAACACAATTAAGTGAGAAGCACAGCCTCGATCCAGAAAAATTTACAACAGCATCTGAACAGTACAAAGAAAATTGGTTATCAACATTGCCGAGCAATCTACAACCGCAATTGGCACTTGGATTTGACAAGGCAAGAAACAACTTGTTATTACAAGTACAAGCAAATGAACGTACTGACCAGTTCAATCAGAATTTAGAAGTCATACAAAACAACACCAGCGACATTGTAAAAAAATTATCGTTGAGTGTTACCAATCAAGGTTACACTGACACACTTCAAGATTATTTTGCAGACCTTGAAGTCAAATACGAAGTGTTGAAACAAGATTTCAATTTGAGTGTGTCTGATATGAGAAAATTAAAAAATAGTCATAGGACAGATATCATCAACGCATTTATCACTGCAGATTTTGATAAAGTCAAAAACAGTCCAGAAGGCATAGCCGCACTGAAAAAATCTATCGCTGATGGCACATACACGCTAGATGGCAATCCATTAGGTGATCCCGAAGAAGGATATGCGTTTGCTATTCCAGGTGGTGATGTATTGACACTTGACGAGATAAGCACATACGGTAGTGTTGTTGAATCACTTGAGACGGACAATAAAAAAAGATTTGTTGGTCTGCGTAATGAATTACAATTCACACAAGGCAAAGTCAACGAACAATTAGCCAATGCGGAAATTGGAATAAAAATTGTAGATGGTAAATTACAACCAACATCAGAAGTTTTTCCTATAGAAACTTGGAAAGCGGCAGGTTTTTCCGATGAGGAAATTACAAAAGCACAAAGAGAATTCATTATAAACAAAGAAGTTGGCAAGGCAAGAGCATTAACCATCATTACACCTCTTGCACAAATAAACACAATAAAATTCCAATTGCAAAATCGAATCAACGAACTTGATGCCAGCAAATACGAAGATGCATTAGAGATGGACTTAATAGAAAAACAGTTGGCCGCTGTTGAAGAAGAACAAAAAGCCAAACTAAAAGCATTTGAACCGGGCAACAACCCAACAGATTATTTCATAGGCAAACTGGGCTACGAGGTTGACACGACCACAGCGGAAGGTAATGCAATGATGGAGAAGATCATAGCAGAAAACATGGGTGTCCCACCAGGAGGCATGAGGGTCAGCAAGGTACAGGGGTCAAGAGAAATGGATGCAATATACAATTCAATGACACAGGGGTACGAGGCATACGAGCAACAAGTTGAAAATATAAGATCAAGACAAGGAGAATACACATCAAGCCTGATGGCAGAGGGCATTGGTAGTAAAAATCATGACAAGTATTCACACATGTTCTTGCAAGAGTTGATCACCATAAAGGGATCAAGTCCTGTGGACAGCAAATTGTTATTTGATGCTATCAACAACAGCGAAACATACGCAAAATTTAGATCTACAGAATTTAATGAATCGGATGTAAAGTCCGCGATCAACACACTGATACAGAATGACTTTGGTGATGGCATGGATGCAACGGGTGGATTTGGCAAGAGCATCATAGACACCACACACAAAATATTTAGAAGAAACATAGCCAACGGTATGAGCCTGCAGGAAGCAACAGAAGATGCAAAAGCATTCATAGAACGTAACACAGTAAGGATCACACACGGCATAGGTGAGGGCTATACACTGATGAGTAGAAACATGGCCAAGGGACAATTTACTGATGCCAACGGTATGAATGCAGGAAGGCAAAACACTATTACAAAACTTGCAAATGACATCAAAGAAAATCCACACAGATATGGTATAACACTCGCAGATGGACAGACATACGAGCAATGGCTTGACCTATTGGACGATGCAAAACTTGTGCAGGTCAATGGTCAATTGGTGTTATTGATGAACAATGACATCAGCAGTACCGCAATCACACAGAAACTGCCCAGCAGTGAAACAGATAATTTTTATGCAACATTTTTTGTGACACCAGACAAAAACAACGCAGTGGTGGCAGAAAACAAAGAAAACACATGGAACCACAAACCCGCAGACAACAACTGGTACAGCAAATTTGCCGCATCAAACACAGGCAAAAGCAAAAGGTTAGTAAGCACAGGTCTAGAACCGTATGAGGATGGTCCGGTAGAAATAGATTTTGATGACACAGTTGCACAATGGGGTGACAAGTTTGCAGAATATGTTATGGATAACAATTTATTGTATGACTCTGTAGAAGCAGAGGGAGACACTGGCAGTTTTGTAGAAACCGTGTATGAAGATAGTTTTACAAGAAATTTATTTTTGAACAACGGTGCAACGTTGGTATCTACAGATCAACATGTAGCAAACGGAATCAGCCTTGCATTGAAAAATAGTGCAAACATTGATGATGCCATGCTGTCATGGTTGGGTGCAAACAGCACCTATCTGTCATCATTGAAAGATTCACGTGTGAGAAGTTATGTGAAAAAATATTGGAAAGAAAATTTCGAACAGATACAAAATTTAACAACAAACAACGATATGCCTGTACAGATGTCAGTGCTACAAGCACTCACTGATGTGGTTAGAACTGCTCCAGTGTTTACTGTCAGTGCAAGTGAAATTCAAGAAACACAAGACTTTGGAGAAGGAGGAGCATAGTGGCTCTAACAGCACCAAAACCATTACGTGCAGATACACCAGGTGAAGCATTACCAACACCGCAGGGTTTTTGGCAAAACTTTGGGTTGGGTTTTAAATCAGGTTGGGAACACACAACATTAAAATTATTATCCGACAACAGGATACTTGAAAATGCACAACAACAAAAAAATGCCGGCATTCCAAAATCAGAATGGAATCCAGAAAATCCCTTGTACGTTGAAGGACTAGAATGGTTTGAAGGTTTGAACTATGAGATTGTGAGACGAGCACACGAGTCATTGGACCTATCAAAACAGATGCAAGTGGCCAAACAAAACAGCACAGGGTTCGACGGAACTGTCGGACAGTTCACGGGTATGTTATCCAGTGCATTCGCAGATCCAATCAACTACATTCCATTGCCAGCGGCAAGATTTGGTGCATCATTTTTGACAAAAGCCGCAATAGTTGGTGGTGTCAATGCAGGTATTGAAACAAGTTTATATCCTATAATGAAAGACGCATATCAAGTGAGGGGACAGGAGTTTGGCATAGAAGAAGCGGCCATTAATGCCACGTTTGCCTTTGGTGCAGGTGCAGTATTGTATGGTGCT